CAAAACAGATTAAGTATTCTAGCAGCATGCGAGGATCCTAAAACAATAGCTACTTATGATTATAGTGATCAAGTTTGGCCTTTACCACAAACAGGGCAAATGTGGCTTGAATATGAAATGTTAAAAAATCCAGAAATTAACGGATGTTATTGTGTGAGCACGAGTTATAGAAATGAACCAAATCCTATTCCCGGACGCCATGATAAAATTTTTCCGATGTTTGAGTTTGAATTGAAGGGAGATATGGAAGATATGAAAAAAATGGAAATGGAATTATTAGATCATTTAGGATTTAATAAATTTTATAAAGATAGTAAATATCCCGAAGGAGATTATGTTGATATTGCTGAAAAATATGGTACAAAAGAACTTGAACACGAACACGAAGAAAGATTAAGACAGGATTACGGAGAAGTATTTTTCCTTAAAAATTTCCCAAATTATAGCTCACCTTTTTGGAATATGAAGCAAGCATCTGATAGTAAAGTTGAAGGTGGGCATGCTAAAAAAATAGATATAATAATTAATGGTATTGAAACAATTGGAAGTGCGCAAAGATCTTCTGACCCGGAAGAAATGCGTAAATTTTTCTATGAAATTAGTGATGGTGGTTATGCTAAAATCATATTTGATAAATTTTCCAAAGAGCGCGTTGAAGAAGAGCTAAACGAGTTTCTTGCACTTGATTTTTTTGAACGTTCAGGTGGAGGTATAGGAGTAACCAGATTAATAAGAGTTATGAAAGAAAACAATTTATTAGACTGAATCATATTTTTTTTATAATATATATATATATATAAAAATAAACCGAATATAATATATAACAATGACTTCTAATTCCGATAAAGAAATGCTACTCAAACAAGACAACCGTCTTACCATTTTCCCAATTCAACATGAAGATATGTGGGATATGTATAAAAAGGCAGTGAGCGTTTTTTGGACACCAGAAGAATTAGATTTGAGTAAGGATGTAGATGACTTTAATAAGCTAACTGATAATGAAAGGTATTTCATTAAACATATTCTGGCATTTTTTAGTTCAAGTGACACGATTGTAAATATTAATCTAGGTGAAAGATTTTTGAACGATGTACAAGTTTTAGAGGCTAAATTTTTTTATGCTTTTCAAATGGCAATTGAAAATATTCATTCTGAAACGTATTCATTATTGATTGATACTTATTTCAAAGAACCAAAAGAAAAATTGGAAGCATTGAATGCTATTAATTATATGCCGTGTATTAAACAAAAAGCCGATTGGTGTTTTAAATGGATTGAAGATGAAAGCGCGGCTTTCTCGCAAAGATTATTGGCATTTGCTCTTGTAGAAGGTGTATTTTTCAGCGGTGCGTTTTGCAGTATTTTCTGGCTAAAAGAACGCGGTTTAATGCAAGGTCTGTCTTTTTCTAATGAATTAATCAGTCGCGATGAAGCAATGCACGTAGAGTTTGCTGTTCTACTTTATTCTAAAATTGAAAATAGACTTCCTCAATCAACTGTTCATCAAATAGTTAAAGAAGCGGTTGAAGTTGAGAAAACATTTATTAATGACAGTATTCCTTGTTCTATGCTAGGAATGAATGCAGACCTCATGTGCTTATATATTGAATTTGTTGCAGATAGATTATTGACCCAACTAAATTATGATAAAATTTGGAATTCAGCTAATCCTTTTCCTTTCATGGAACGCATTTCAATAGAATCTAAATCCAATTTCTTTGAAAGTCGCGTATCACAATATAGCAAAGCAAATGTGGGGGGCAATCAAGAACATTTTGAATTGCGCAAATTTAGTCTAGAAGCAGATTTTTGATATACTTAAAGATATTAAAATATATTTAGTTATGTCTAAATTATATTATGAATAAATTTTTCAATATTTTTAATGAAATAAAAAAACAAATTATATATATAATAAATGATGGTGATGTTGTTTATTCCCATAATTATATCATATGTTTAAATGAAATATTATGTGTGCTAAAAAATACATTATATAAAATACAGGATATATATTATAAATATGTATTACATCCGAAATTAAAAAAACTTTAATATTTTTTATGCTATTTGTTAAGAAATATCTTGTTGTGATAAACATAATTTAATTTCTCCCAATGAAGCAATCGTATATCTCAAAATTATTGGATAATTATTTTTAAGATATATTTCAACATTGCTTGATAAATTAGTACATTTAGTAAATATTGATAAATATTTGAGACTAAATATACCTTGGATTATTTCCTGATCTTCACTTGTTTTTTTAATCGTGATTGATTGTGATTTTTCCGACCCTAATATAGTTTCTTGATGGCAAAAATCCCCCTTACAGCTTAGCGTTAATTTATCACCAATATTTCTAAATTCAATAAATTCTGCTAAATTATGCATATCTCTAATAATTTTTTGCAAATAATTTGATGGCATATTAATAGTCGTATGGAAATCTACTGGCGGTATTTGTATATTCAAAACATCTATGTCTAATACTGATAATTTATAATTGGTTTTATAATTTTTATCATTATTATCTATCGTTATCCCCAAATGATTGGGATCATCCTTCAATATATATAATGATAATATGTCATTATTCGTAATTGTTTTAATTAAAGCATGCAATCTTAACATATTAATGCCAACATATGTTTTCTTTGAACATTCATATATTTCAAATTTATCAGCTTCTAATTTTAAATGTATTAATACAATATGCGTATTATCCATAGCAACAATTTTAATACCTGTTTCATCTATTTCTAAATTAACATCCATCAAAATCTCTTTTAAAGCATCTATAACTTGTTTAAATGTTGATGCCTGTATTGTTTTAATGTTTAAAATATATTCGCTATTATTATTTTCCATATCAATAATTATTTATTAATAATAATTCCTTAAATAATAATATATATAACTAATTATTTAGCTAATGGCTAGCATTTTAAAACAATATCCTTTGGATATCCCCATAGTTTAAATAAGATACCTATTATAAGTAAACTTATTAAAACATTATATAAATAATCATCTTCATTTAATAATCTTCTTATAGTTTCATATTTAAATACATTAAAAAGATCTCCATAAATTTTATATAATACTATATTCTTGTCAATTGATTTAAGAAATTCAGTATGATATATATTATAATATATTTTTAATACTATATTGGCAAATGAAAATACTATTATTCCTGTAACTAAACCTTTAATAATAAATAAGTCTCTATATGTTGCTTTCTTCGCTTCATTCATTAATCTTATAAATGATTTATTATCATCAATGCCATCAATAGCATATTCTCCCATTTTTTGTAAATACTCTCCATAATTTTTATGTAGTAGTCGTTTTTCATCTTCGCATTTCTTCAAAAAATCCTTTGTTAATAAAGATGTTAATAGTACTATATTCATACCGCTTTTTTCTTCAACATTCGTATTATATTTTCGTGTATCATCCCCACGAAATGGATTAATATTATATAATAATTCAAATATTGAATTAAAATTTGTTTGTAAAAAGCTTAATTCATTAAATACACACCCTATATCAGTAAAAAAATATTTAATATTTTTTATAATATAGTTTTGCCATAATTTTTCTGTCCAACTGGGTTCAGGTTCTATATATCTTTTAATTTGATAATAAACATCACTGCCATCTTCTTTTTTTCCTTTTATATAATCGTTATCATCGAATTTAAGTAATGCGCGTTTAGTGTCATCGGCAATTAATGCTCTTATATTGGCTCGACTTTCGTTATTTTTTTCTTCTGATATTGTTGTATCAATTGCGTTTGCTTTATTATCAACTGTAATATCTTCATCAGCAACTTTAATAATATTATATCTTTTATATTTATCTATATTTTCGAAATTAAAACTTATCTTACAATTTAGTAAAAATTTATGAAAAGTTTTAACTACATCTACATTCGTATCTTTATTTATTTCACACAGGTCCTTGCAAAGTTCCAAAAATTTTAAACATATATCTTTTGATTCTTTTTTTTTAAAAGTAGCTGATTTAATTCTCGTATAATCATCTTTATTATTAAAATTACTTTTATTTGTATTTTTAATAATTTTTGTAAGAGTAACTTTATCATCAGGATCTATTTTTATATATTGTGCAAACAAATAGCTTTCAAATGTTTCTTCTATATCATTATATTGCTTATACTCATTATCACCTGGATTATTGTAATTATTACTTATAATTGACAATGCAAATACAGAAAATATGCCTAGTCGTATTATGCCTTTAAATTCAGAGAAAGAAGTATTATCAAAAGGATTTGCTTCAATTACTTCCCATTCCCCTGTTATAATTTGACTAAAATAAGTAAAAATCATTATCATAAAATAAAGCGTAAATATCATTTTAAAAATTTTAAATGATATTGTATTAATATTTGTTGTCAATATGATATCATTATTATATTTAGTACAGGTTCCATTTACAACATATGAATTAGATAATATTTTATATCCAAACATTGAAGATACAGGTATTATTCCATCCGTTAAATTAACATCATTATCATTATCATACCATACAAATAAAGAATTATATACACAATTCAAAAATACAAGCCCGGCTATTATAAATGTAATAATTATAAATATTAAACTTAATTTTTGCCTAATAATTGTAAATTTATTCATTTAAGTATAAATGACTTTCTTATTTACTATAATATTTTAAATTACACCATATATTGCGGTTATAATTTCCTCCTTTGCGAAGTTAATCCATTCAATAGTTTCCTTAATTTTTGCTTTTAATTCGGGTGTGTTCGTATCGTAAGTTAACATAGAAAATAATATTATCAATATTACTACAAAGTTCAATCCCATTTCAAGAGCCAAATACAAATTGAAAAAATATACTGGTGTAAAAAAATTTAAATTACTATTTGCGTTTTTAATATTCTCTGTAAATAATTTTATTTTTTTGTCTATCAGTTCTTTCACATACTTGTATTTATATATCTTTTTGCCATCACTCTTACAATTTTTGAAAATGTAATTATCAACTATACTTTTAATATTTTTTAATTGATTGCTAGTTTGTTCGTGATCTAATTTTTCATATAACAAAGACCTTAGTGTTATCGTATATTCAATATCCTTATCTATATCTTTATCACCAACTTTCACAATTTGTCCTAATATTAATTTATTTAATTTTATCAATATATATGGATCATCTTTGTTATTAGATACAAAGTAAATATAAATAATAATAATAAATAATTGTGATGCGAGAATCATATCTTCATCGTTTTTAGCATCTGGGCTTTGAAATGTAATTTCTGCTCCGTGTTCAATATATTCAGCATCACATTCTATGGTAGGTCTGTGTTTATCCAAACATGTATTTATATATTCTTTTAAATTATATAATTTATCATAATTACTAATATTAAATTTTTTGTTAACTACTAACATTTTTTTAGTAAATAATTCTAGTTGTGTTTTACTATCATTAACAAGGTCAGCAAAATCTATAATAGTATCTCTATTTTCAAGGTTTCCAATATGGGATAATTTTAATAAATTTCCAACTGTTTTAAAATAGGTATCAGAACCTAACGTCCCCACATTATCAATAAGCATATTTACATCACCTTGCATTTGTAAATCAATTTTAGTAATTTCTTTATACATACCATGAATTCTATCATAAACATTATCAATAAATATTTTTTTATATAATATACTATGAAGCATACAGTACAATAAAATTGCTATAATAATAATAATCGTACTAAATTTTTTAATGTATACATATCTAAATATATTAATTGTATCAATCTGACTTATTTCATCATCTTTAATTATTGATAATAAATTTCCTACAAATGTATATATAATTTTTATAACGATTATTAGTAATATTATAAATAATACAAATAATACCATTTCATAAAATCTATTATTCAAATGTACGTATAAATCTGTGGCATTTGCATCATGTAACACATAACTATACCGCAATTCCCATAAAAATTTAAAGATATTATCAAAAAATCCCAAATCTTCATTTATTTTTTCATATTTACACCATAAATTATCATTATCCTTAATTGGTGATTTTATATAAATATATTTATCCGTATCACCTTTTGCTATTGCATCTTCAATTTGTTTTTCAATATAAGAGTATTCATAATAATAAACTACGTCTTTAAAATCATTATTAACATCTTCATCTTTCACAGTTTCCCTGATAACTTTTCTGATACTACTTCCACTTGCGTCTTTAAAATATTCATCAGTTTTATTAAATCTAATATGTCTTTTTTTATCCAATAAATAAACGTAATTTATTAACATATAATTATATATTTGGTCTAATTTGAAAAATGGTGAATTATTATATGTATATTCTCGTCTAATAGCATTAATACTATATACACTATATAGCACATAATTAATAATGGTAATTAATGTAATTAAACCTATCAATCCTATTGCTAAAAATATTATATAATAAATTATTAATTCAACAGTATCATTTTCCATGATTATATTAATCCCTTAATTAATATCTATAAATTAATAATTATTGATCCAATTATCAAAACAAATAGAGTTATAACAACAGTTAATGTTTTATAATTATTAAAAAACCATTCTTCGAAAGTTGTATTAACCCAACCTGTTTCAATTCCAAAAAATATTAATGTAAATATTGATACTAAAATGCCTGACATTGTAATACATAACAACCAAATTTTATAATAAATTGTATTATCGTCATGATAATTATTAATAATTCTAGAATAATTATTGAGTTTATTTTTAATATTATTATATAGTTCTCTTAATTTACTCTCTTCAATTTGATAGCCGTCCGCTTCTGTATTTTTAACACTTAGTATAGTGTAATCATATGGTTCTATAAAATATGGCTTATTTTCAACATCTTCATATTCTGGTAATAAAGCATCTTGTTTATAATTTGTCAATAAAGAGTAAAAACACTTGTGAATAGGTGGTATAAAATCCGCTGTGGGATCTTTTGCATTGGATTTTATTCTAACCATTCCAAATCTACTATCATAACTTACTATATATGTTATCATTAACCTTAATCGTTTCTTTACTGCGTCTACTTCATCACTCTTGCCAAATACCAAATCCATATTTTTTTTATCATCATAATATTTTTTCAATTTATCTTTTAAGGAATTACTGTCTTCTGTAATTAATATTTTATATAATTCTGGAATTATATATTCATCAAACACATCATTTATGGCTTTCATATTTACATACACTTCATTGTCAATATTGTTGTAATTATTATAATAATTATATGTATAATACAATAATATAATTAACATGACAAGTATATATCTTGACAAATATTTCAAAAAATTGTATTCACTCTTATTTGTCAAATCATCGTTATAATACTTACTATAAATAAGTAATTTAATTTCCTTTTCAATTCTAACATATGATAAAGCATCCACTAAATAATTGAACCAAAATATTATAAATAATACAAGATATATCACAAACCATGTCATTATTTGCCAATCTATAACTAAATTATTTGTTTCGTATAAATTACAATATCTTTTATATAAACTATCATTATAAGGACTCTTGGTCATTGCAGGCTCAGAAACCATATTATAACGACTTATTAGAAAAGATAGTAGTTCTGATGTATTTAATATAAATATAGTTATAAATAATAAAATAATAATAATTAGAAAAAAATTATCTTTTATCTTAGTATTGTCTTTATTATAAATTCTATTAATTGTATCAACTATATCTATAAAACTCATATATTACCTTAATATATATATTTAGAAAAATAATTAATTATATTGCTTTAAATATCCATAATAGCAAGAATATACCGATTGGATAACTTATTCTTAATAATAATTCTTGGAAATCAGTTAATACATTATCACCAATATACTTACTTATATAAAATGTTATCATTCTATCTATTGATATACCCAAAACAATTACTAATGAAAATAATGCGAGTTTAATAACCTCGCTTTTTTTCATATTCATTCTATCCATGAAATTGTATTCCATTTTTCTTCTGGATTGCCCTTCCGATTCAGGTTTCTGAACTGGTTTTTGTTGTACCGTTTGTCCTTGCAGCATCTGCTGCTGCATCTGTTGTTGTTGCATCTGCTGCTGTACCTGTTGTTGCATCTGTTGTTGCATCTGCTGTTGTTGCATCTGCTGTTGTTGCATCTGCTGTTGTTGTTTTTCTTCTTGGTCTACTGTATTTTGTGATGCCATTTTATGTAATTGTTGGCCAGATAATTGAGAAGAATACATGCCGCCATCGTTAGCACCCATTTGATTACCCATTAAATTATCCTCAGGACCATATAATAAGTTTAAATCAGTCATTAATACCCTACTTATATTAAGATAAATTTATTATTTTATAAATAAATAATCTTTTAGTATAACAGATTATAATAATGAAAAATATTGATTATGAAATTATATTTAATTATATTTCATTAATACTTGCTATATCTATTTTTATAATAATTCTTTATACTTGTTATACAAAAAATAATATTGAAAAATTTGAAACAGAACAAGTAACTGCTAAGGGAAAAGCAATAATTGGTGGTGTGTCAAAAGTAGAAGTTACAAATGGTGGTTCTGGTGTTGAAGAAGGTACTACTATTGAATTTAGTGATCCGGATGATAGTGACAGTGGCAAAAAAGCAGAAGGATCAGCTACTATAAGTGGTGGAAAAGTAACTGAAATCAAAGTAACAAATCCCGGTAAAGGATATACATCAGCACCAACAGTAAGCTTGAAAGGTGCCGGTACAGGATTAGAAACAAATGTAAAACTTGGTGCTTTATCTCATGTAGACATAACAAATCCTGGTAAAGGTTACGGTTCTGTTCCAACAATAGATATTGGTGATGTTCCTGCTGATGGCGTTAAAGCTGAACTAACCGCAGTAGTTACTAATGGTGAAATAACAAGTGTAATCATTAATAATGCTGGTAATGGATATAAAGCAGATTTCGATGTTACTTTCCAAAGTCCACAAGAAGCCGAGGATGATAGTAACCCTATTCTCTCTCTTGGAGATAAAAAAGAAGAAGTATTACAATTATTAGAATCTTGTGAAAAAATAGATGATGATAAAAAAGAGAAAATTAAAAAAAATATAAATGATGACAATTTAAAGAAATTAGAAGTTGAAGAATTAATATCCATTTTAAATAAATAAATCAGGCTTCATCTGATTCTTCCGATGATTCTTCCGATGATTCTTTATTAACAAAAAATTTGTTATATTGTTGTAATTTCACACCTTCCTCGCTATACATATTTTCTTTTTTCTTATAATCCATAATATTATCTCTTGAATAATCTTCTTCTTCATCATCACTATCACCTTCAATTTCTTGCTGATTATATTGATATTCAATATAATTCATTTTATATTCGGGATTTAATATAGATCCTTGCGGAAACTTATTTTGTGTAGGTTCATAATAATATATTGCGAATATGATGTTGTGATTTACTCCTTTAAAATCATATAAAGTTCCTTTATTTGTTTCGAAGCGCAATGTCATCTTTACAAGCTTCCCTATTGGATGAAACTCTCTCACGGGCAATTTAGTAATACTTAATTTTTCACTATTAATACCTACGCTATCTACCCTGAACTTAGCTAAACCTAATGAAAACTTTGAATATGATAATGACCCATACAAATGTTCTTCTATTTCCGGACATTTCATTATTATGTACTTATTTCCTATGAAATAAATTATACCAGGTGATACTATTTTATATATGTCTACAAAACCGTCATTAAATTCTTTTACAGGATTATCATTTAAATTACTATGAAAAATTCTATTCATATTATCATTATATTTATATATTTCTTTATAAACATATTTTTCCGGCGAATCTCCGTTTGCATATAAATCAAATCCTAAATTCTCTGATATGGTTGATCTTTTCATATCTAGAATAAATGGTTTTTTAGAATATATGTCCAATAAATTAGTGAGTTCTGATGGGTCCGAATGCTCCTTAAAGCCTATCTCAAAATTAAATAATTCATCATAATTTGAAAAAAATGTTTTTAATGTATAATCACCGGGCATTATATCAATTTTATTAAAAACATCTTTATAATCTATTGTAACGTGATAACCCGAATTAACAACCGTGTTATTTATTATAGTATCCATCTTATACCAAATTATCAAATTGTTGAAAATACTTGCATGAACATTGATTATACATTTTTTTAATTGATCTTCAAATAGTACTTTATTATATATTTTGAAATCTTTTATATTAAGAATGGCCGTATCCCAATCTCCATAGTCTAATTCAAACTTTTTACCAATATATTTATCAGTATAAAAAACATTCTTAATACCCAAAGATGAATTATGGTTCTTTGAAGAATCCGTTGTTCCATTTAAATATATTTGCCAAGTATTATTATCTGATATTGTCCATGCCACATGTGTTTCATAGCTTAAATTAATATTATTAATTATCTTTTCATTTGTTTCATTACCTATTCTAAAAAGTATATTATAGGTTTGTGTTGCACTATTTTGTCTAATTAATTTCACAATTATTGGCGCATTATCTGATGTTTTAGGATTGATTATGTGATTATATCTAAAATCTAATAAAGTATACGAATTATCTGCACCAATATCAGATTTATATAATGAAAAAGCTTTTAATTTAAAACTTATAGTTATACCCTTACTATTACCACCAATACCACCAGTATTATATATATTATACAAATTTACTACATTCTTAATATATGCAAATTTACGGTCTATTATTTTTAAAAAAGTATCCTCTATATTTGCATCATAGACTTCAATGTCGCTATTATTTTTATCATGAACACCATCTTTTATCAACACATCATCATCCCCTGTACCAATATAATAATATATTGAGTTATTTTCTATATCAATATTATACATTGTCCTAGGTATACTTGCATCTATAACTTCCATTGCTATAACATTTCTAAATGGAGCACTGAATTCAATAACATAATTATTAGGATTTGGATAAATAATTCTATCTCTTTCATTACTATCTATCAAAAATGTATACGTCTGTTTAATACTGTTAGCTTTTAAATAGTTAATATCCTCAATAGACATCTCTTCTAATTATAATTGATATTCTTATGTTTTAAATACTAAGAAAAAGAGTACATAATTTTATTTTTCTATGATTTTTATAAACTTTTATAAATTTAATAGATTTTATTAATTATGTACTCAAAATATAGTCTGTTTTAAAGTTTTACTTTTTCCCTTTATTTTTTTAATTAAGCTTTTTAATTTTGGAAAGTATTTTACAATAAAAATTGTAATATCGTCATCATTTCTACATTTATATATTTTGAGAAACTCATTAAAATATACATATAATATTGTTTTATATACAATATAACAATAACAATTTGTTTTTTCAAACCATTTATTACATCCTTGATGGTCTAATACATTTTTAGCTATTTTTAAACTATGCTCTTTATCTTTTTTTAGTAACTGTTTAAAATTTTTACGAGTTTCCAATGAATAAAATATGGTGTTTAAAACGCAAGCAAAAGTTTCTATTATTGCTTCATTTGGTATTAATATCTGATTATCACTTATATTACTTAATTTTTTTAATATTTGTAAATTATGAGGTTTCCATCCATCATAATGCAATATAGTATTATGATGTAATAATTCATGTAATATTACTTTTTCATAATCTTGATATCTTACAATATATATATCATTACCATTTATGTATGTAAAACCACCGTTAATATTAACAGCCTCAACAATATTATTTTTCTTAGGAAGACTGCGTTTACCGGGATACATTATTATAAAGTAATTGAAATGTTTAGCTATATTATATATTCTGGTTGTTAGATATACGCGATAAATACTTTTACATAAATGTTCTTTTTTTGCTTTGCTAAGATTACCTTTAACTAATATGTTAAAAACGATAGTTTTGTAAGTTAATTTAAAACATTTGTTACAATTATTAAAATAATCCATGACAAAATCCCAACCGAAAAAGCCATCATTAGTAAGTAACCCCCCAACGGATTTAAAATTATCGCAATGTGATTCTTTGATGATACATTGTTTAATATCAAAGTTATAAGCCTTTTTAAACGCACTATACAAATTATCTATGTGTTTAGGACAATTAATATTCATTATTTATGAAAAATTGCTTGCACTCTTTAATAATGTTGGATATATATTTATCCTCTTTTAATTTTGTACCTATAAATAATAGTTTTGAAGATATTATATCTGATTTACTATTTTCTTTTTCTGTTTTTTTAGCCCAAAAAATTGATCTTTCAATAATTTCTTTACATACTATGGTTTTGATAGCATGTTTAAGTCTCTCAGTCTTTTTATCAATATACCACTTATTATTTTCAAGATATTCCCATACATTATTTTCAATATATCTAAAATTATTTTTTAGAATTATATATATAACATTTGCTATGTCATAATCGCTGCTATTTGTAATACATCCGTCGATTATATTATCCATTAAATATATAATATATATATAAAATAAATAATATAATGCTTATTTATAAAAATGTCAAGGATAATAAATGCAGCACCGATAGTACATATAGAGAATGCAACACATCTCTTGATCCAACTAAAAATAATGGCACTCCATTCTTACAAAAACAAAGATGTGTTAATTTAACATTCGATGAATATAATAATAAAGACTATTTAAATGATAATATTTTTTGCGAAGAGTTTGATGTCCAACTTACAAATATAAAAAGTGAAATAAAAAGAAGATTAAAATTATTAAGAGATACCAAAATGATAGATGGATATCAATCAAGAATACCATTGCCGATATATATAATGATTGCAAAAAAAATAGAATATGATAGTAATGATAAAAACGCTAATACAGTTAAGGTATTCTTGGATGAACTTGATGATCTTGAAATGATAAAAAATCTAGAAAATCTACAAGAATCTTTTAAAAAAACATCAATGGTGAAATATACCTTTCAAGGAAAATATACTGTTGTTATTTACATTCCAAATTTAATGAAAATAACAAAAGGAAAAAACACTAATAAATATACTTATTTTCCATCACTTGAATCGGCATCTCAACAAAATAAATGGATGAATTTTATTGTAAGTAAAAAATCAATGTATTTTCGGGCAGTAAAGCAAGATTACGATTATACAAAGGAAGTTATTGATAAAAAGGGGGAAGATAATTATTGGGATATGAAAGAAAAAGATAGGCAAGAACTTAATAAAGGAATAAGAAAAAAAAATAGAGATAGTTGGGAACATGATTTATTATATTATGAATTAGAAAAAACCTGTTTAAATGCCGGATGTGTTTCTGATATTGGTGAAGATTTTGAAGAATTGGTACCTAAATATAGCCAGGATGGTGCTGAAATGGATAATAATTCTAAGAAGAAATCACCTTATTATCCATCAAAATGTTTTCAAACAAAGAATTACAAAGATTATATGTTTGATGATAGTGGTTTAGGTGAAGACGAAGCTATCGAAAAAAAAAACAAATACACTGAGACAGCAATTGATTTAATAAAAAAAAAATATAAATCGGCAAAAAAAGCGAAAGAAGATATTGAAAATGGTAAAGAACCTGGCGACGATTATTTTAGTGGTTCATTTGACTCTTTAATAAAAACTTCTGTCGCAGAAGCAAGAAGTGATATATATGATAAGGCTGGGAAAAAAGGACATCAATACTCAAAAGCTTTTAATAATAATATTTTAAAAGATTTTGCCAGACGCAATAATAAATATCCCGGTATTCCCGAAATGACTTATGTTTTATATAAATTAGATGAAACAAATAGCGATTTTAAAGACATGGTTCATTATATGCCTTGGGGAAGGGATTGTGAGTTACTAACACAAGAATATGTGCTAAATGAAGGTGAAGTAATAAGAATGGATGATGTTACAGTAGATATGAAAACATTAAATACCACAGTAATTCAAATGGCGCTAAAATCATTTAATGATATATTTGAAATTAAATTTGATGATAGTAATGGAAAATTATCTGTTTATAAAAATAACAATAATATAGGTGTATTGAGAGGTACTAATAATATTAATCTGAAAGATTATTATAATAAAACATTGAAATGCGAACTTAATAATATACATTTATGGGGCGAAGACGTACATGGACAAAATAATAATCGCGGAACTTTACAATTGACAATTAAAGATGAAAAGGCAAAAATACCGTGTAGTATAATGGTTGATCCCAAAACTGGATTTTTAGTAATCTATGATTTAGGATTTAATGTTGTTAATTAATATGTATTATATAAACTTTATAGAAATATTTTATTAATAGATAATAAAACAATATATTAGGAAGTATGATTAGTAACGAATGGGACATATTAGATTTATATTTTAAAGATCATAAATATCCATTTACAGGTCATCATTTAGATAGTTATAGAGATTTCATAAAATCCCAAATACCATACATCATTAAATCATATAATCCAATTACAATGATAAAATATGATGATTTTGATAATGTTATAATGAAAGTTGATTTATATGTTGGTGGAGAAAATGGAGATGAAATATATGTTGATAGGCCTACGACATATGAAGATGGTACCCCTAAATTAATTACTCCTAATGATGCGCGTATGCGAAACTTAACTTATGAATCGCATATATTTGCAAAAATATTCATCAAAATAACTACACAAGATTCAGCAAAGGAATTAACTAAAACTTTTAATAATGTTGCTATTGGAAGCATACCAATCATGCTCCATAGTGATATGTGTATACTAAAAAATCAAGGCTCAAATATTTTAAGAAAAATGGGTGAATGTCCTTATGATACTGGGGGGTACTTTATAATTGACGGTAAAGAAAAAGTTATTATAGCGCAAGAAAAAATAGTAACAAATAAGCTATTTGTTTCAAAATTAAATGACGACGATGATGGGTTTGGCTATAAAGGGGTTATAAGATGTGTTGCGAATAAAGGCGCATTGGCACCTAGATCTGTTGAATTTTATTATGTAGATATTCCTATAATTGATGCTAATATAGACGAAGATATCAAAATTAAAAATTCAACAGCAAAAGGATTCTTATACGGTTCTATACATGTATCTTTACCTTCATTTAATGGTAAAATTCCTTTATTTATATTATTTCGTGCTTTTGGAATAGAAAGTGATAAGGAAATATATTATACTATTTTTGGTAATAAACTCAATGAAAATGAAAAAAACTACTTTAATGATTTTATTAGACCATCAATAATG